GTCTATGAAAAAGGCAGTAGAGGTTCCGGTAAATCTTTCGTTATTTCTGATTATGCGCTCAGACTAACTTACGATCTTAATCGCGTAGTTCTATTTTTGCGCTATACAATGGTTTCCGCTTCGGTTTCAATCGTACCAGAATTTGAGACTCAGATGGCAAACAATGATTGTAAGCATGAATTTCATATTTCAGGATCCGAGATTACTAATAAAAAGACCGGTTCAAAGATTATTTTCAAAGGAGTAAAAACTTCATCACTTAATCAAACCGCAAATCTAAAAGGAGTGCAGGGCCTTACAGATGTAATTTATGATGAGTTTGAGGAACACCCGGATCAAGATTCATTTGATAAATTGGATGAGTCAATCCGTTCTATAATTGCATCAAACAAGATAGTTTTGGTTTCAAATGCACTACACAAACAATCATGGCAGCACAAACAATTTTTTGAACCTGATGGATTGTATTACACCATGACCGATAGAATCAACACAACATACCGGGACAACCTGCAAAACCTTTCTGCATCTTGGCACCAAAAAAGGCTTATAGTCAAACAAAGAGACAGAAGAAAGTACGAACGAGATTACGAAGGAATAAACTTTGAAGATGCTGAGGGGGCTTTATGGAATTACAGCTTAATCAAAAAAGTATCTTCGCTTCCATTAATGAAGAAAATAGTAATCCCGATTGACCCGGCTGTTACATCGGATCCAAATTCAGACGAGCATGGAATATTGGCGGTAGGTCTTGGATTTGATGGTAATGCTTACGTATTTGACGACGAAAGTGGAATATACACGCCTAACGGAATGGCGGTTAAGGCTATTGGATTGTACGACAAATGGCAGGCAAACCTAATAATTGGAGAGGCAAATAATGGGGGCGACTTTATTGAGGCGGTAATCAGATCTGTGGATAAATCGGTGGCTTACAAAAAAGTCCATGCAAGTAGGGGAAAAGTAACAAGAGCGGAACCTATTGTAAACATATACGAGCAGGGTAAAGTACTTCATTACGGCAACCTCAATAAACTGGAAATTGAAATGACTTCTTGGAACCCTACAAAAGGTAAATCCCCTAACCGAGTTGATGCTCTGGTGTGGGGACTGACTGAATTAATGATTAACAACAAAAACCCGGTGGGATTAATTGATATGAGCTAATGCTAAAAACTTTAACTATTTACTTATCCTTGTTAATTGCCATGTACCTATTAGGCAGTTTCATAGCGTGGAACCTAAACCCAATTCAATGGCTTTGGGTGGGTCGTTCAGTTTTTGTAATATTTTACGTATTTTTGGTTATTGCAATAGATCTAAAGAATAATAAATGATTTCTCTTATTCAAAAATACCTCCTTACAAGTCCAAGACCTACAGCGGATTTAGACGTTAATCTATTGAACAAAGCTATTTACGGGCAATTTAACGTGAATAACTTAGTTGTATGGATGGATAATAGGGTCGATACCTTCATTAACGAAGGGTATCGGGGTAATGCCATGATCTATTCGATAGTCAAAAAGATTGGCGAAAAAGACTCAGAAGTTCCTTTGCAGGCATTTAAGGAAAATGGAAAGGAAAAGCGATACAAAGCAATAAAATACAAGTCAGGAGAACTAGATCGCGCTCAGTCCAAGTTCGAGCGAGTAAAGAACCTTGAAGCGGTTGAGTCAGGCGATTTGATGGATTTGCTTAAACATCCAAATCCAAGGCAAACGCAAATTGAGTTCTTGAAAGAAATATCAATGTGGTTTAGGCTAACAGGCGAAGTATTTATTTACGGGGTCAGAATTGGAGGCGGTTTGCGAGATGCTAACAAATTCAAAGAACTGTATTGTTTGCCGGTCAATAGATTGGACCTTATTCAGGGCGATATGTTCATGCCTTTCAAAGGTGTTAAATTTAATATTGGAGATCAGACGATTGAAATTCCAGCCTCTGAAATTAAACACATGAAAATGATAAATCCGTATTGGGATTTGCAGGGAACACAGCTAAGAGGTCAAAGTCCACTACTTGCAGGTATTAAGTTTCTGAGCAAGAATAACGAGGCAGTTTCAAGCTTAAAAAGATCACTTGAGAATGAAGGTGCAAAAGGTTTTATCAGTCCTGATGCGAGTCAAGATCCCGAAAAGTGGCTAACAGCCGAACAGCTACCTACTTTAAGGCAGCAACTGCAAAAATATTGGGATGGCAGCATGAATAAAAACCGTGTTGGTGCTTTGGGGATTCCTATGCAATACCAATCAATCGCACTCAGTCCGGTTGCTCTTGACATCCTGAAAGGCATGGAGTACGATGATGAGAAATTATGCAACCTATGGGGTATTAATCCCGCTCTTTTCCGCTCAGATTCAAAGTTCGATAACCTAAACGAAGCTAAAAAACAGTTGGTCGTAGATGTCTCTTTACCATTTTTGAAGCAGCTAGAACAGGCATTGAGCGAGTTTCTTTTGCCAGCCTTTCCCGGTGAAGCGGACTATTTAGACTTCGACATCTCAGAATATTCTGAGCTGAACGCAGATTCAAAACTAATAATGGAAACGTTTTGGCATGGAGGATTAGCCACCTTGAACGAGGTTAGAACGATGCTCGGATTTGAAGAAATAGATGAGGACTATGCAAGGGCTATCTATACAGAGGCAAATAAAATCACACTTCAGGAAGCTTTTGAAGGCGGTGCGGACTTTCAGGATCTAATCAGATAGGTAATATTAACTTTATTGTTTATATTAGGATTCACTAAAATATAGAGCGACATGATGAGAAATAATAAACTACAAACAAGTTTTTTTGATAAACTATTTGTTTCATTTGCAATACTTGTTTTTATATTTAGCATAGTTCTCTTGGTTTTTTTAGTTGTTTTCAGTCCTGAAGAACAAAAGGTTCGCTATAAAGAAATAGTACAACTATTTAGTAAAAACTAACAAAAAGAGCGATTATGAAAACATACACAGAAAAACAGGGACAAGAATCATTTGACTGGAATAATTTTCTGGACAATCCTCCTGAAAAAGGATCGGAAGAACATCTTAAAGCAGTAATTTTATCAGCCGAATGGGTTACGTGCGCTTGCGGGAATCTATGCGATATTATACCGAGGTCTAAGGTAGGAACTCCTATGGATGACGAATTAGAAATATTAGGTCTTAATTTTAACGATGAGATTATACATTATAAATTAGAAGATGCGAAAGACACAATATTTGAAATAGAAAAAAGATCTTCCGAAGTAATAGCAGGATTAAGAAAATGAACATAGCTCAGATCAGACGCGAGAACAAAAAAGCTAACAGGCAATACCAAAAGTTCGGAGAAGAATTATTCTTTAAAACGTTCGTTTCGCAGGCTGATTTTTTTGATGAAAGGTTAATGACTTCGGCCTATGTGGAATACTATCAGAAAGTTTTTCCAGATGCGGCCCGAAGGGGTTATTTCCAGATCCGTGCGATGCAGAAAACTAAGGACTTTGAAATGAGCGATTTGTTTCTAAATACCTGGAAAGCTTGGATTGGGGTTTGGGTCCGCGAAAACTTAGGTGGTCTTATCACAAACGTAAATAATGGGACTAGACTAGAGATTAGGAAAATACTAGAAAGAGCCATTGAATTAGGTCTAAATCCATTTCAGACTCAGCAACTTTTAACGGAAACGATTGGAAGCAGAGCCAGAGCGCGAGCTATTGCGATCACAGAGGGAACACGAGCCAACAATATGGGGCTTATGCGTTCGGGAGATGACTTTGAATTAGTCACAGGACTAAAGATGTACAAACTTTGGATTCACTCAGGTGCAAGACGCGAACCGAGACAAAGCCATATTTCAGCGCAGGGAAAGCCTATTCCAAAAAGTATCCCGTTTAATATTGAAGGCGTTTTGCTAGACGCTCCTGGTAATGCAGCACGAGGCCAGGGTGGGAAATCGTTGGCGCAGCAGGTAATAAATTGCGGTTGCTCAATAGCTATTGTAACAGAAGATTTTGTTCGTGAAAGATTCCCAGAGGCATTACAATAATATTAACTTTTTTGTTTATATTTGGATTCACTAAAATAAAGAGCGACATTATGATAACCTACGCAGAAACATGGGAAAAGAAAACATTTGACTGGAATGCGTTTTTAGAAAATCCTCCTGAAAAAAGATCGGAAGAACACAAATTAGCCATTTATTTATCGGGTAACTGGGTTACTTGCGCTTGTGGCGTTCAGTGCAGCTCAATCCCTAGGAACCCCGAGGGTATGCCTTATGATTGCATATCGAAATATTTAGGTGTAAAGTTTGACCTAAAAATACGTAATTGTTTTTGGGAAGAAGCCAAAGAAACACTAGACAAAATAGAAAAGCGATCAGCAGAGATAATATTTGAACTAACAAAATGAACCGAATCCCTCCGAGAAATCGGGGGGATTATTTGTTATTTACTTTTTTAACGTATATTTGCCTAAACGAATATGCAAATGTTAACTAAAGGGCTTGATGTAGGTTTCAAAGATGTTGATCTAAAGCAGGGAATTGTTACGGGTCAATTTGCAAAGCACAATACCAAAGACTTAGGCGGTGACATATCTGAGCAGGGAGTTTTTGCAAAGTCAATCATGGAGCGCGGCCCTAAAGGGTCAAAGCTGATTAAGTTTCTTTTAGACCACGATAAAAAAATGCTTCCTGGTGTCATTACTGACATATACGAAGATGCGCAAACAGCGGGTTATGAGATGAAAGCCGGAACGCATAATCAAGGGGTCGATTTTGTGAAAATGGTTGAGTCTGGAATTATTAACCAGCATTCGTACGGCTACGTTACCATGAAGGAAATGTACGACCAGAACCGAAAGGCAAACATTCTGAAAGAAGTAATGCTATTAGAGGTTTCGGCTATTCAGTTTTTAGGCATGAATCCTGATACGACACGAATAGACCTAAAAAGCGAGGCAGACGCATTTTTTTACCTTGAAAAACTAAAAAGATTCTTGCAGACTTCGGATTGCACAGATGAAACACTTAGTAAGTTAGAAGTAGAGTTTAAATCACTTGAATTACTGTTAAAGCCGTCAAAAGACACTTTGAAGGAATTAGAAGCCGATCAATATAAATTATTAATTAACATTCTAAAATCCTAAAAATGGACTTTGAACTATTAAAGAAAGAGATACAAGACGCACAGCTCGCATTAAAAACAAATGTAGATGGAGCGCAGGCAAAGGCACTAGAGGCATTTGAAAAAGCTAATGGT